TTACTGCCCCCCGACTACCGGAACGATAGGTATTTTTCTGTCATAGCGTGCAGTCTGTGACGCATTTTTATGTCCAGCTATTCCCTGTTTTTCATTCAGCGTTCCTTCCAGATCTGATATCCCTTTCGCTTTCAAATCGTGGAAAGTAAATTTGAAATCAAGCTCCGGGAATTTTTCAGCTGCAAGTGCTTTAGCTTTAGTCCACTGAGCATTGAACGCATCTCTCGTATACCTCAAGCCAGACGGCTGGTGGAGCAGGAAAATACTCACCATGCCAGGATTTAGGGGGAGAGATTCAGCAAGCCTGACTGCTTTATCAAGGCGTTCTGTCCATGCTTTAATTTGGTGGACTGCAGTTTTGCTCTGCTGGATCATGATGCCTTCACGGAGGATCTGGCTTTTCTTCAGGTCCAGGATATCTCCCTGCCTGGCGCAGCATAAATAAGCCAGTTCCATAGCCACTTTCACTGGGGTGTGAGCAACGCTTAATAGAGCCTCGTATTCCCTATCAGTGACATAGCGAGTTCTGGCTTTTTCCTTAAACTGCTTTACACCCTGGCAAGGATTCATCTTCACTTTGCCTCGTTCATATGCCCACCTGAATACACGAGAAATAAAAGCTTTTTCCCGGTTTGCCTGGACTCGGCTTTTTACCCCTCGCTTGTCCATATACTTACGGATATGCTCTGGCTTGATGTTGTCTGGTTTCATCTTGCCAAACACAACATTCACCTTTGCGCCGTATTTTCTGTAGTCCTTACGAGTCTCGGTAGCCAGCTCGTGGAAATCCCCTGAATTAAAGAACTCCTCACACAGAGCATTAAAATTAGTGCGCACCTTGGTGTCATTTATAAAATTTTCATAAGCCGACCAGACCTGGGCTTTGGTCAAATCGGCATTGCACAGCCTGATTGTTCCGCCTTCTGGTGTACGAAATTCATAGGCAGACTTGCCCCGGCGAACGCGGGGCGGCATCCAGTTATCTTCTGGGTTTTTACGAGCTCTGGGCATTAGCACATGTCCTTGAAGTTTGGTTCTTCTTCCTCAGGATTGCTTACTACCAGCCTCAGTCCAGCAGGGTTGGAAACATGATCCCAGGTAGTTCCGGGTCTTCCATCCTTACGGGGAACAAAAAATACACCGCTCTCTTTCAGAGCCTTGCACTGAAGGGAAGGGCGACGATAACCAGTAAGCTGATAGAGATCATCTGGAGTAAGAAAACGTTGGCTTTGTCCGCTCATAGTATTTTCTCCACTAAACCGGCTGCACCCGGTTACTATTTAAAAAATGCGCATGATGAGCATCCACCTCGGAGCCCATCATTGCAGGTACGGCATCGTTTTGTTTCAGTTCTATATAGCTGGTGGCTCATCTCCTTAGGCATTAATACCGGCATCGGCACCCTGATCACCGTGCGGCGGAGTTCGGCTATCTCGTCGGCCTGCTCCATGACGCGGGCGTGTAGGTCGCTGGCTTCTGCTCGCCACCATGCGACATCGGCTTTAAGGCGGCGCGTACGCCGCTGTTTGAGTTTACTGGGCATCATCCGCCTCTGGCCTTTTGAAGTTCGCTTCGATGGACTCACCCAAGCGCTTCAACCAATCAGCCAATTTCAGAGCGGCTTCCTCTGGTGTTTTTTGCGCCGGAAAGTCAGTTATCACGATGCAGGCATCATAGTTACCGAATGCATCCCGGCTGATTGCCAGGCTTTGCTCCAGCACGGTTTGTTGATTGCTGTGCTTGACGTAGTAACGGGCTTCAGATGTGCCACTGCTTCTCTCTTTCACGTAAGAAACAAGTTCAACTTCAGTGGTAACTGTCTTGCCGTGCTCAACTTCCAGTCTCTGAATGCGTTTCTTGAAGGAGTTTTCCATCACTTCACCTCTACGCACTTGATGTTGTTGATACGCGGAGATGTCTCGTTCCAGGAGCGTTCCCTGTCTGCAATGGCCAGTGCATTTATGGCCGCCTGGCACTGAGCCATATTCTCCATAGGCTCGATCTGCATATTCATGCTCTGGCTGGTGAGAACCATAATCAGGAAGACGTAGCTCATTCGGCCTCCTTCCGAGGTGCAGCTGTAATCATCGCAGCCCAACACCACTTGGCCCGGAGCGCCGCCTGCTCGCAGCCACTCATAGCCTCGAATGCTTCCCAGGCTTCTGGGGCGCGGAACTCTTCGCGTAGCTCTGCTTCAAAACCGGCGATGATCATGTCCTCTGTCGGTTCAACCGGCACAGCCACCCACCCATCGCGCAACGTGTAAGGGTGGCTTACAGGTTCGGCACCCTGAAGCGGGGCGGCCCGGCAGGGTGCATCCATACGCATTCTTTCGGCAACACAATATTCTGACAGACTAGTAGCCAAAGCCTTGTCACGCTTTCCGTGCGATAAAAGACCAGCTGCCGTCATAACATCGCTAAGAAACCGCGAGTAATCAGTCGTCATTACCGCTGGCTGCGGTAACTGTGGTGCTGCGTAGGCAACTCGGAAAAGTGTGGATGGCTTCGACTCAAGCAGGTCTTCCAGTTGCTGTTTGCTGTAATCAGTCCAGCTCCCATCGCCCAATACCTGATACACCGGCTCCTGCCCCGCCTTCCGCAGATCCAGCAACTCATAGATAGCCTTCGCTGCGTCAGCCATCATGTAACCGAGGTTGCCGCCGTCAGAACGTTTTGCTGCAGCTGCCAGCTCGTCACGAACGCGAAGAAGGCGCTCAACGCTGAGCGGGCCGTTGGCCGGGTGAGTGGATGGGTCTTTTGTGAAATTTGTCATGGCCTTACCATCCCGCTTCATCTTCTTTCTCCCAGCGCAGACGCTCTGCATCAATACAAGGTTTGCAAACTTCATAGACGCGACCACAACTCCCTTCTTCGATATCACGATGAGGGTATAAGCGATCGGCTTGTTTACGGCACCAATCACATTGTCCTGAATAGTCAGCCTCACGAGTTTCTCGTAAGTATTCATCAGCGCATGCTTGGCACATATCGTGATATTCACACCCAAAGGAATCTGTTTCACCTTGTAGGCGTCGCACAGCAATTCGATCCGGATGCTCATCACACATAGCACCACTCGGTAGGCGAGAAAAATGACCAGGCAGTGTTGATACAGGTCCGTTGCTAATGTCAGCCATATATCTACTCCTCTAACCGGGTGATGATGCCAGCGGCTACCAGTTCTGCGGTGTTGGCATCCTGGCGAAGTTGGGCGGCGAACAATTCCAGCTCAGTAATAAGATTACGCAGTGATGCTTGAGCTTCGCCGCGACCTAACGTATCGGAATGCATGATTTCCTTTTGGTGTTTTTTGGCAGCAATAATCATCTCCACACCCTGAGCCCGCAATTCAGCCAGGAAGGCGTCGGTTGCCGGAGTAGAAGGCATGCCATGACCAGCGCAGGTATGATGTCCAGTCCTGATATTCTCCACATAGCACTCATCGCAGATGTACTTCTTCAGCGCCGCGTTCTCCGCAGCCAGCGCTACGGAAACATCACGAGTACGGCGAAGCTCCAGAACAGCTACCTGAACTGCATAAGCAAAGTTGGCAGAAGGGAAGTTACGATCTACCTCAGCATCGCGCTGCATACGAACTGCAACGGCCATCAACTCATCCAGCTGTTCGCCGGTCATTGGTTTATTGGTTGTCATGATTCGCTTCCTGCTGAAGTTTGTACTGCTTAACGAAGTGGGCTACGGCTTTTGACTGACTGGCGACAATGGTTTTATCACCCATATTCAACCAGACGTTCTTACCTCGATAAATTGAGGCCGAACCAATTTCGTTTCCGTCGAACATAACGATCAACGTTTTCCCGCGAATTTCGGTTGATGGAATGGGCTGAGACAGGCGATATGTTTCACGGGCTTCTGCAATCGCTTTGTATTCGTCGATAATGGACAGAGCTTCAGCCAGCGCAGCACCCTGAATGGTGAACACCCCTTCGTCACTGATTTCCGCCTGGGCCATGAGTTCCACGAAACGACGTGCATTCTTGATGCTGAGTTCTGGGGCGATAGCGCTGCGGGTAACTCTCGTTTTACCCTGGGCGGCCGCAACTGCTTTATCGTGCTGCAGCACCTCTCCAGCTTTTTCGCCATACTCTTTTACGCGATCAACAGCAACATCAACGGAGACGGCCCCAGATTTAACTTCTTGCTGAACGTCATAATTTGCGGTGCTGAGCGTCAGTAACTTTTCAACCGTACCGACTGACTTATTTACCAGCTTTGCAATCTCGCTGGTGGTCTGGTTAAACGCGTTGTGCAGTTCCTGAATAACCGCAGCCTGCTCAATATCGGAAAGGGGCAACTGGTTGTTGCTGGTCATGATCCGCGCTAGGCGCTGCACATCGTTACCGTTAAACGGCATGATGTGAATGCGGTCAACCGGCTTACCAGCTGCACGGCAACGCTCATAGCAGCGGCGACGGCGGTGGCCTTCAACGACCCAAACACCACCTTCATCACGTGCGATAACTTCAAGCGGAGGAACAGAACCACCGTTCATGAGGTAGGTGAACAGTTCGTCGTCTGCCTGAATAGTGCGTTCATCGTCGTCATGACGTTTGTTGAAACCTGCGCGAACGTGGATATCGTCGAGGCTGATGAACATCCCGGTATCAGTGCGCTTGATAGTCCCGTCTCGGGACATCTGCTTGAATGAGTTAGCCATCAGAGCGCTACCTCGTTATTGAGGAAAATGACCACAGCAGGCAGTTCACGTAATTCACGCTGCGCTTCCAGTAAGTGCATATTGGTGGGCGTTTTGGTGTGACGTTCTTCGATGCGGTCACACTCTTTGGCCCAGCTGGTTACGTCTTCACGAAGAGTGGCGTTCTGCGTGGCCAGCTCTTTGCGCTGTGCCATGGCTTCACAAAGCGCTACGCTGGTATAGTCCAGACGGTTAGCCAGTTCGGTCATGATCCCGCGATAAGCCGGGGGAAGGAGAGGGGCTGCTTTACGGGCAGCGTCGATCAACTGCTCTCTGGTCATGCGTGGTTGTAACTCGGTGACGGTCTGTGCGTTCGTCATGGTTAGTTTCTCCGTTATATAAGCGTCCTGCACGACGCTGAATTTTTGGCCTTACAACTTAAAAGAGGCCGCCTTGGTCTTTTGGGGAGGTGCGTTTTCGCTTAGTGATTTCAGCTTTTGTTACCTGCTTGTCTGCCCAGGCTTTCGCATGCCGCATCACATCATCGAAAATTGCTCCTTTCTTGCTGGCTTGCGACATACGCTTATATAAATCAATCGCTTGCCATGCCCCCCCTGAGCCACCGAAGAGGAAAAGCCTTGTTTAATCAGCAGTTCCTTAACGTTTTTCTCAATAAATTCGAGGTGGTTCATCAGTCCTCCAGTGGAAATATCCGCTGAATTTTGGTTGCACGAATCCCGCGCCTTACGGCGAAAAAATTATTTGGGTTCGCTTTAATAAGCACCCAGGGTAGGGCGCTTAATGAAGCGGGCGACTGCCATCGCCGGTTAGTTCTCCACACAACTGGAAGCGCACTCCGCTGTTTTCACACCTGTCACCCATAACTGGTTTGAAGGAGTGCGCTTCCATGTTTTGTGCCTGTCTTTTCACCATTTCAGGCTCAGTGCTATCCTTATAGGAGTTCAAGCCAAGCAAGGAAAACAGATGCTTAAATCAACTCTTATAGCCACATGTCTTCACCAAAACTCGCTAATTCCCGACGTACCAACTGGTGAGGCGGCAGTAAAAAGAATTTTTACTGATCACTACCCGGGGCGTGACTTTAAAAAATGGAACACTCACTTGCCGGATCACATCGTTGAGCGTTTTTTACAAGCATCGCGCAATGCGTCCACGATTCGCGTTGATTCCTTCATTAGGGATCTGTGGAATCAGTGAGAGGCACAGAGCCGAACGTTGCAAATCCCGGATGTAAAATAGTTTTCCCGGAAGCGTTGGCTTCACGTTCCAGTGCTTCTGGAACCATCAGCGCTCGAGTGAGTGCCTCCATAAACTGGATGTAGTCAGCAGCTACAGCACCATCTGTTTTCAGTGCCGCCAGGGGCGCACCGTTAACACGAATCTCAACCACTCTTCCTGACTTGCTCATCTCAACCACCTCTGATTTCCTCTGGCGAATCATCCCCATCTTCAAACGCCTGGGGCGGCTACTGCGTGGGCGTCCTGCCTGTTCGCGTTTTATGATGAAATCTAAAATAACTTAGATTAAAGGTCAAGCAGAAAACCTAAACTAATTTAGATTTTCTGAGGGGGGAGGGTAATTATTTGCGGCGCATCATACGGCGGTGTTCAACAACCACCCCAACGACATGAATCTTTTCTTTTGCAGAATTGCGGATAGCGTAGTCTTCATTCAGTGGCACGAGTTCAAAAATTTCTTCGCCAGTTTCGCTGATACCTCGTGCACGGTATTTTTTAAATGTAGCTTCGTCACCGCCGTTCTTTGCGACAACGTAATCGCCAGGGCCTGGGTGTAGCTCAGGATCCACAATGATTACATCACCTTCAACAAATTCGGGCTCCATTGACTTTCCTTTGACCTTGAGGGCAAAGGTTGAATGAGAGTGAAACTCTGACGTCAAAATATACTCCACCGTTCCATCGATATTTCTGGCGTCGCACTCAGGTGACCAAGCCCCAGCTTGGACATAACTGATGATGGGAACTTGCTGCGCTGCTACTGGTGCAGGCCCAATGTTAGCCTCGTCCTCCCGACCATATAAAAGGAATCCTTCAGTTACACTGAGATATTGAGCAAGTTTCGTCAGTGATTTCCCACCCGGCACGTTCAGATCTCTTTCCCAGTAGCCAATCGTTACATCAGAAACTCCAAGCGCTTTACCCAATTGGCCTTGAGTAAGCTTTCTCTGTTTCCTTAATTCCTTTAACCGCGTGCCAAGTGTCCCCACGATTCAAACCCTTAGAAATGAAACCTAAGTAATCTTAGTTTTTATTGACCTAAAAAAGATTAGATAATAATATCTAAATATTCTTAGGAGGATGAGATGACCACAACTGAACTTGAGCAGTACTTCGGTTCGCCAAACAAGGCGGCTGAATTTTTTGGGGTATCGCCAGAAGCCTTTTATCAATGGCGGACTCGCCCGGGCCAACTAATTCCTAAAGGCCGTGCAGCAGAGGCGGCTGCACGCACTAAAGGAAAACTTAAATTCGACTCTTCGCTTTACCAGAAGCGTAACGAGAAAGCGGCATAGCAGAAACCACAGATCCAAGGAGTTAACCGTGGGCAATCAACACTGGCAAGTCGAAAAGCAGCCCGCGTGGCTGGTTGCGGCAATTAAAAAGACCATCTCAAGTCTGCCGGGCGGTTACGCCGAGGCGGCTGAATGGCTGGGAGTGACAGAGGATGCGCTCTTTAACCGCCTGCGCACTGGTGGCGATCAGATCTTCCCAATGGGCTGGGCGATGGTTCTCCAGCAGGCCAGCGGTACCAAGCACATCGCTGATGCGGTATCGCGCCAGTCGAACAGCGTCAATGTTCCGCTGGTGGATATCGAGGATGTGGATAACGCCGACATCAATCAACGCCTGATGGAAACCATTGAGTGGATCAGTGAGCACTCCAAGTTCGTCCGCAAGGCAACCGCTGATGGCGTCATTGACCAGGCCGAACGAGAGCAAATCGAAGAGAACAGCTACCAAGTGATGGCGAAGTGGCAGGAGCATTTAACGCTGCTGTATCGCGTTTTCTGCGCGCCAGAAAAGAGTGACGCCCGCGAGTGTGCAGCTCCGGGCGTCGTGGCGTGTCGAATCAGTGGAGAAACTAACGCATGAACAGTTTAACGGTAAATAACCGTCTGCCGCAACTCCGTGGCTTCCCGGCCAATGGGACCCCGTCGTTTCGGTATGAGCGCATGGTATCAGGCCGGTGGGTTGCATGTAACCACAGCCGGGCAAAGGCAATCGTGGGGGTATGGCGCCGTAAAGGAGAATCTTTATGCGTGAAATCGACAGGAGATTCAGGGACCACCGCGGCGTCCCGGTTCGGGTTATCCGGTGGGAGCCAGAGAGTCGACGCGTTATATACCTGCGCGACGGGTACGATCATGAGTGCTTCAGCCCTCTTGAGCAATTCCAGCGCAAATTTACAGAGTTAAAGGACTGCCATGAGCCTGTTAATGCCATCCCGGCCAATAGTGATAAACCCTGACCTTGCGTACAGCATTGGACTCAATGAGGCGATTGCGTTGCAGCAGGTGAACTACTGGCTGAAAGAGACAAACTCCGGCCTGGAGCGAGACGGCGTGCGCTGGATCTATAACACCAACGAGCAGTGGCTGGAGCAGTTCCCGTTCTGGTCAGAATCCACTCTCAAGCGCACCTTCACCCGCCTGAAGACTCTCGGCGTGCTCAAAATTGAGCAGTTGAATAAGTCCCAGCGCGACATGACGAACTACTACACGATCAACTACGAAAGCGAGCTTTTAGATGAGGTCAAAGTGACTAAATCCAGAAGTTCAAAATGCGCTCGTCCATCAGGTCAAAATGAACCAATGGAACAGGTCAGTGTGAAACGCTCCATCGGGTCAAAACGAACCGCTGTCATCAGGTCAAATTGCACTGATGTTCTTACAGAGAATACAACAGAGAGTACTACAGAGAATAAAACCCATTCTTGTCCGGTTGCGTCGCAACCCGACCATGAAGTGTTGATCACTGACAATGCAATTCTGGTGTTAACCCATCTCAACCAGGTCAGTGGATCGCGCTATCAGAAATCAAAAACCTCTCTTGAGAACATCCGGGGCCGCTTACGAGATGGGTTCAGTGTTGACGACCTGAAAATGGTTATCGATTTGAAGCATGAGCACTGGAGCGGTAACGACGAGCAGTATCAGTACATGCGCCCTGAAACGCTGTTTGGCCCAAAGAAATTCGAATCTTATTTGCAAAGCGCATCCCGCTGGGACAGCAAGGGGCGGCCAAAACGTCAGGACTGGGAAGGGCAGCGTAAAACCTCTGACGTGATGAGAATTAGCACTCCAGATAAAACAATCCCTGCTGGTTTCAGAGGAGCAAAATAATGAGCCTGATGAAAACACTCGAAATGTTTATTGCCGATAACCCTGGCTTAACCAGCCGTGAGATTGCAGACGCTTTCGCAGATTACAGCATCGACTCTGTTCAGCGTACTGTCTGCCGTCTGCATGATTTCAACTTCACCACCCGCGAACTGGTTGGCTCTCAGTACCGCTACTACGCAGTGAATGCATCAGCTGGATGTGGTCAGCCGATTCAGCGCGTAGACACCGGGGCCGCTGATTTAATGAAGAACGCCAAATCTCTACAGGAAAAGGGTCTGTACCGTAGGGCCGCCTCTCTCTGGCTTGAGGCATTCCAGTGTTCAGACCTCATCACCGAGCGTGAGCGTTGCCTGAAAGAGCGCCAGCGCTGCCTGCGCCAGGCCAAATCAACCTTAAGGCCAGAGGGCCAGTGGTTCCTGGCTGGTCAATTCAATGGTGGCCACTGATGAAATATTCACTGATTTATGCCGATCCAGCCTGGGAATACGGGAACACCATCAGCAATGGTGCAGCAACTAACCACTACGGGACGATGAAGCTTATCGACATGAAGCGCCTGCCTGTCTGGGATCTGGCTGCTGAGGATGCTGTTCTGGCTATGTGGTTCACCGGCACTCATACCCGCGAGGCTATTGAATTGGCCGAAGCATGGGGCTTTAAAGTCCGAACCATGAAGGGATTCACCTGGGTGAAGTTCAACCCACTGGCAGAACAGCACATCAACAAAGCGCTGGCATCCGGCAATGTTGAGGACTTTTACGACTTCCTCGATCTGCTGAACGGTCAGACGAAGATGAACGGCGGCAATTACACCCGCGCCAATACCGAGGATCTTCTTATCGCCACCCGCGGCAAGGGTCTGGAGCGGCTGAACGCGAGCGTGAAGCAGGTGATCTACAGCCCACTGGGTGAGCATAGCGCGAAACCGGAGGAGGCCCGCTTCCGTCTGGAGAAGCTTTACGGTGACGTTCCACGCATTGAGCTGTTCAGTCGTTGCGGCGCACCTGGCTGGCACCACTGGGGGAATCAGGCCGAATCGTCTGATGTTGAGCTCTTGCCTGGCTGGGTGGCGTCGATCAGTAAACCGGAGGAACGCGCAGCATGAAACTTTCAGCCGAGCAGGAGAATGCAGTACGCGATGTTGCACGTCGATGCGTTCGGGAGATTCGGGAAGTGCTTAAACAGAAGCCCAAACCAAGCTGGAATACTGCTGTTCCGCCCATCCTGAAGAAGTATCACGAACTGGTGAAGCCGATGGGCGTAACCCTGGTGAAGTTTAACAGCGCAATTGGTCGCCTGAACGGGCGCTATGGAGTGGAGTCATGATCGGATTAACACCACGTCAGAGTGAAGTTCTGGCTGCCATCAACCTCTACAAAGAGCGTACAGGGTTTCCGCCAACGATATCAGAGCTTACCGGGCTGATTGGCTGCTCATCAGGTAACACCGCTGCAGGCCATGTTAAATCACTTCAGAAGAAAGGGTACATCTCCGTCGCGCCTGGCGCGGCGCGGGGAATAACCGTCCTCAAATCTGAATGCGATATGGATGCTGCTTCGATCATCAGGGCGCTTGTTAACGGTGAGCAAGGTGCCAGAGATAGCGCGGTCGCCTGGCTGGAAGAACGCGGAGTGAAACTATGAAATTAACTCTGCCGTTCCCGCCGAGCGTAAACACGTACTGGCGCGCGCCGAATAGCGGCCCGCTTAAAGGTCGGCATCTTATCAGCGCTAAAGGCAGGGCATATCAGAGCGCAGCATGTGCCGCCATCATTGAACAGCTTCGCCGCCTGCCGAAACCATCAGCGGCAGCCGCAGCGGTCGAGATCGTTCTCTATCCGCCGGATGCTCGTCGCCGTGACATAGACAACTACAACAAGGCGCTGTTCGACGCTCTCACTCATGCTGGCATCTGGGAGGACGACTGTCAGGTAAGACGTATGCTGGTGGAGTGGGGGCCTCAGGTGCCGGGTGGAAAGGTAGATATCACGATCACCAAACATGAACCATTGGCGGGTGCAGCCGCCTGATAAGTGGAGAAACGCATGAACCAGACAACTGTATTCAACCTTTGCACTACACATCACGCGACCGCCGCCAGCCAGATGATTACTATGTCCAGCCGGGACATCGCCGCGCTTGTCGGATCACGCCACCCTGATGTATGCATTACGATTGAGCGGCTGATTAGCAAAGGAGTCATTGGGGGGTATACGGCATTGCCGTACACCCATCCGCAGAACGGTCAGAATTATCACCACTACCAGGTGAATAAGCGTGACAGTTATGTGATTGTTGCGCAGCTCTGCCCCGAATTTACTGCCCGCCTGGTTGACCGCTGGCAGGAACTGGAAAGCGGACAGCAGATGAGCGTTCCTCAGTCCTTGCCAGAGGCGCTGCGGCTTGCTGCTGACCTTGCCGAGCAGAAAGAGAGGTTGACGCTTGAACTCGCCGAAGCAGCACCAAAAGTCGAATTCGTAGATCGCTACTGCACCGCCAGCGGCTCACTCTCATTCCGCCAGGTGGCGAAACTGCTGAAAGCCAAAGAGACTGAATTTCGCCTTTTCCTGATCGAGAACGAAATCATGTACCGTCTCGGCGGAACGCTGACGCCGCGGCATCAGCACATCGACGCTGGCCGCTTTGAAGTTAAAACAGGAACATCAGTGGCTTCAAACCACGCATTCAGCCAGGCGCGATTTACAGCGAAGGGTGTGCGCTGGGTTGGTGGACTTTGGGCGGAGCATATCGCTAAGGGGCAAATGGCGTGAGAGCTTTACTGACACCTGAGATTGCACCTATTGCCGGGGTTGTGCTCTTCCGGCCCGGAACCGAGTTGATGTGGCTGTTCCGTCAGGGACGCGTTGTGATTGAGACTCCCGGCGAGCAGCTGGCAGACATGCCTTCCGGAGCCTTACCACAAACCCATCAGCCGCTGGCTGAGGATGCCAGTTTGCAGCCTGTTTTTGAAAGCCCCAGGGTGATCCAGCGTGCTGGTGGCCTGTCTGTTCTTGATGCCTGGCTGATGAAAAAACGTGAATGTCAGTGGCCTCATAACGACTGGCACGCGGACGACTTCACCATCATGCGGCACGAACCCGGCAGCATCCTCCTGTGCTGGGGATGTGATAACCAGTTGCGTGATCAATCTACTGAAAGGCTGGCAGGCATTGCCCGTAAAAACCTGGTATCCTGGCTGTTGAAGACTGTAAGCGGTCAACTTGGCTTCAATGAAGACCACGTGCTTACGCTGCCGGAGTTCTGCTGGTGGCTGGTGAAGAACGGCCTGGCAGATGTTATCCCGGAAAGCATGGCCATTAAGGCTCTGAGATTACAGCCGGAACCTATGCAATCGGTAATGCGCGAAAGTGACATTAAGCCATCTTTAGCAGCAACAGAGCTACTCCAGGAGAAAGCTAAAAAGATAGTGGCGGTGAAGGTTGAACCAGAGACACCGGAATCCTTCATGCTGAAACCCAAGCGCCGCCGCTGGGAAAATGAGAAGTATACGCGTTGGGTGAAAACTCAGCCGTGTGTCTGCTGTTCTAAACCGGCAGACGATCCCCACCACCTGATAGGCCACGGGCAGGGTGGAATGGGTACCAAAGCGCATGACCTGTTTGTGATACCTCTGTGCAGAGAGCATCACGACGAGTTGCACGCTGGCCCTGTGGCATTTGAAGCGAAATACGGCGACCAGTTAACGCTGCTGTTTCGGTTTTTAGATCGTGCGCTGGCAATCGGCGTATTAGCATGAACAGTGGAGATAACATGCGCGATATGTATGAAGTTATGGATTTATGGGGAGCTTGGGCATCATCAGATAATAGCGGCGTTGACTGGCAACCAATTGCGGCTGGCTTCAAAGGTTTATTGCCACATGGTAAAAAATCACGGCCTCAGTGTAACGATGATGAAGGGATCATGATTGATGGTTGTGTTGCAAGACTGCGTAAATATAAACCTGATGAGTATGAGCTGATTATTGCACATTTTATTATAGGTATTTCTTTACGCAATATAGCTAGGAAAAGGAAATGTTCTGATGGGAAAATAAGAAATGAAGTTCAGAACGCGCTTGGATTCATTGCTGGTGTTATGTCTATGATTAATTAAGCTGATGCTCCATCAGTTTTGATGGAGCATATCTTTAATGTTTATTCTAATTAAAATTAAAGAATTTAGCATGAATAAAACCGTAAGTAAGCCTAGCCATATGCAAGCAATGGACATAAAACCAAACGGCACTAACCCTAGCGTAAATTGAGCAATTGCTGTGCTTATCGATAACCAAATTGAAATGTTTATAAAACATGATAGTCTATCAAGTGGTTTTAGAATTTCTTTTTCAACAATATCATCAGTTTTTATTTGTCTTGAAAGTGCATATCTTTTACGATAATGCTCTGAAGAAAAAAGTTTATCCTTAAGATTAACTATAACAAAAGTATGCAAAGACAGTAAAAATGACCCTACAGATATAAAACCAGAGAAAAAATAGCCACGTAAACTTTTTGCATAGAAATCATAAAAACCGCTTTCGAAAGTAGCAAATTTTTTCAAAATGAAAAATATTAGTAATGAAATGAAAATTGAAGAGAGAACCAGCCATGAAAGCTGGTTCTTGAACGAAGTAGATGTGAAACGTTCAGCTAAATTCATGGTGTTTTGCTCCAGTCTCCATTTCTGTCTTAATTATATCAATGATTGGGTTTGTTGCAAAATTATCATCTGTTAGCCCGTTAACATGCTCAGCCATATCATCAAATTCATATTCAATAAAATATGATGGTGAATTTATTAAATCAACTATTCTTTCATTCCCAGCATGATCTATCGCTTCAATGCGTCCTTTGGTAATATGTTGAACATTTCTAAATAACTGACTTATATGATCTGCAATTGGGCGGACGTTAGTTCTGTCGCTTTCATCGATATTAAAGGTGACTTCCGTATTTCTTGTAAATTGCTCAACCCCTCTTAATTCAGGAGATGTGAAATCAATAGTGTCAAAGCGGAATCCAGCACATTTTATTGAACTGAAAGCAGAAAGCGTAGTGACAATATCATTTCGGTCAACAAGTATATTGTAATCTACTCTTTGATTATATTTTGTGTCAATAGCACCCTTCTGATCCTCTGAGGCATTTCTTCCAAGAGCCTTTTTCTCTGCACTAATAGTCCTTCTTATAAATCTGTTTGATTGTGATTGAAGTCTGCTAAATAAATTATTAAGTGAGCATGAGCCTCGGTAATACAAATACAATCCCTTCAAAGAAGATTTATTGATACAAAAGAAATTGAAATTAACCAGCTTGTCTTCACCTTGAAGATCTTCAACTTTTATAGCGAATTTACCATCCTCAATCTTTGATAAGCAGTTCTTCCTTTGATTTTTGAATGTAAGCACCAATCCTGTAAAATAATCCTGCTCCTCACTAATCAAAATCCTTCTCGAATAATCGGTACGATGGATTATTTGAGTGTTGGAGGTCATGAAGTTTCTAATAATTTCCAATAAATTAATGTGCGGATTGGTAGAACTGATTGAAAATCCATTACCTTTGATTCGCATTCTAATTATTTCTCTTTGAAAGTATGTAGTGTGTGTAGATAGATATATAAAACCAAAAAACTAACGCGTACGCAAAAAGTATCGTAATCTGTTAAGAGTGGTTTCTACGCCACGGACTTAAAAAGATTTTAAACCTCGCTGCGGCGGGGTTTTTCCTTTTCTGAGGTCACCACTTGGTGGCCTTTTCAAATTCAGGCTCCCGGAAACCCCCATCTAAGGTCTTGTCGTAATTCATCCGGAGAGCCTGATCCTCAACCCCACAGCACCCGCTAACCAGCGAGGTGAGAGAAATGTTCCGTATGAGCAAGCTTGTTACCGGAGTCGCCCTCGGCACCTCAGGAGGAACCATCCTGAACGGCGTCCTCACAAAACTGAGCCCTGACGAATGGAGCGCCATCGGCGTACTGGCTGGTATTGCCGGGATCATCGTCACAGGGCTTGTCAACTGGTATTTCAAACGCAAAGTCGCCAATGCACAGGTAAAGGCGCTTGAGAAATATGGCCCAGCAGTCAAAGTCGGAGATGAATAAATGCCAATGACCAGTAGCCTGCGTAACAAACTCATCGCCGCTGCTGGTGGCGGTGCCATGCTGATCGCCTCGCTGTTTCTCGGTGGGCAGGATGGTGTCGAAGGGCGGAAGTATGAAGCCTATAAAGACGTCGCCGGGGTGTGGACTGTCTGCGACGGCCATACGGGCCGGGATATCGTGAGAGGGAAGAAGTATACCGATCGCGAATGTGACCAATTGCTCTGGAAAGACCTTCAGCCAGCAAAGCGAACGGTAGACAATCTGGTTAAGGTGCCGTTAGGCGAGTATCAGCGCGCCGCGCTCTACAGCTTTGTTTTTAACGTTGGCTCTGACGCTTTCTCCAAGTCCACGCTGCTGCGCAAGCTGAACAAAGGCGATCACGACGGAGCATGCGAAGAGATGCGGCGCTGGGTTTACGCTGGTGGCATGAAGTGGAAAGGCCTACAGAACCGACGAGAGATGGAGCGATCTATGTGCCTGGCGGAGAATAAAAATGACCTCTAAAGCCTGGCTGATAATCGGCATTGAGCTGCTTTTATCCATCCTGGTTGTTTACCTCCTGCTTGGCCAGGTAAGAAATGAGAAGAAGCGTGCTGACGACGCCGAACAAAACCTGAAACTGGCAAACGCCACCATCACCGACATGCAGGTGCGCCAGCGTGATGTCGCTGCGCTCGATGCCAAATACACGAAGGAACTCGCTGATGCGAATGCTGAAAATGACCGGCTTCGTGCTGATGTTGTCGCTGGTAAACGTCGGCTGCAAATCGCCGCCACCTGCTCCAAAGACGGAGCCCCCGGCACCTCCGGCGTGGTTGATGGCTCAAGCCCTCGACTTACAGAAGATGCTGAACTCAATTATTGGCGTCTCAGAGACGGGATCGCCACCGTCACCAAGCAACTGACCGGGCTGCAGGAGTATGTCCGGACGCAGTGCCTGAAATAGAACCTCATCCCTGAGGCTCTGACACAGTCTCTCCGCTGGACTTTAAGCATAGAAAATTCTTTGAGCCTCGCTTGCACGGGGCTTTTTATAAGCGAAAGGAGATTTACAGTGAATTTTAAACACGCTCTCGGACAGGTTGTTTTTGTAACTATCAGTGGTGAGGAAGGGCATGTGAAGGCACGGGCAGAGTATAACTCTGGTCCTAATCAGTATCTGATCCACTATCTGGCAGCAGATGGCCGCGCATTAGATTCGTGGTTTGAAGAAGGCGAGCTATCGCCATCCGAGCCACAACCTTAAGGCATTACAGCAGGCATTCACTGAGTGCCTGTGATAATGCTTTTGGTTACAATCGCTTCTCTATAATGATGAGGTGAAAATGGACGCGGATCTAATCGCATACGAATCTATGCTCGCAGCAAGAGAGTCGGCTCAATGGGCATATTGGGGACTATGGATATCTTTTTCTGCAGCATTAGCTACATTTCTAGCCACTGCCGCTGGGGTGGCCGTGCTGTTTAGTTGGCGTAGCCAAGAAGCATTTAGGGATAAAAAGACATTCGTGGTTTCAGTCCTTAAATTTCAACAAATGATAGGGCTTGGGCCAGAGACATATGCTCTAACTTCTGATCCGGTTCCTGACACACACCCTTTTTCAAAACTTACCTTCGCATTGATGCAAGTTTATGAAAATGCATTAACCATGGCGAAAAAAAAGGACCGCAACAAAGCTATAGAGATCTATCTTCAACTTAATGAAGTGTATGAGTCGTTACATCAAGGAAAAACGGATAGTGACAGTGCCTTAAGGGTGCTTTTCCAAATAACGGCCGACCCATTTTTTGAAAACTTCTAATTCAAAACAATAGCGATCCTATTGAATTATTAACCGCCCTCGGGCGGTTTTTTTATAGCCATCACCATGGGCAAGCTCATCGTAATGGCTATAGCGGTTAAACAATGGTTAACCCCTACAAGGGATAAAAACATGCCTAGCCGTGTCAGGCCTTTTATTATGAACTCTTACAGGTAAATCAAAATGGCAAAGAACTACTACCAGGACGGCAATACCATGGACTGGCACAACGGGACAGCAAAGGCTGTATTGTCGGGTCAGCCGGTCATTGTCGGTACGATTATCGGGATAGCCCAGCATGATGTTCCGGTGGACACTGACGGTGAGTTGATGATGACCGGTGTGTTTGTGTTGCCGAAGGTTGCAGGTGAGACGTGGCAGCGTGGCGCTCGCCTCTGGCTGACAAAGGATGGCAAGCTGACCAGCAGCGAGAAAGACGGAACGGATGACAACGCTGTGGCAGGCACCGCGTGGATCACCACCAATCCAAACGACCCAGAGGGGCGCGTCCGCCTTGGCTTCTGACACCAAATGGGTATGAATAGACGTTTAGACGTCCAAATGATGCCCATTTGGTGTCAAATGATAATCATTATCGTTTGGGTCCTCCCGGAGGGGTGGCCTGCCACGAGGCGGCGGGCACGCGGAAAACGGATAGTTTTCGTGATCCAGGGTCATCATCATCATGTGCATAACTGTATGATTTTTATCAGTGCCGTTTTGCAATGATGTCGAATCGTTCAAAAAGTGTTCACCATCATGGACCAGGAACTCTCCACCCTGAAGCTGAACATCAATCAGCTGGCAGGGATCACCGGCGTTCACCGCCAGACCGTTGCCGCCAGGCTTAAGCAACTCGAGCCTGCGCTGGGCAGCAACAACAAACTCAAGCTCTATCTCATTACTGATGTGCTCACAGAGTTGATGGCGCCCGTCGTCGCGTCCAGCGCCGAAGATATGACGCCCTCGGACAGGCTCGCCCACTGGAAAGCGGAAAACGAGCGGCTGAAATTCGAGCAGGATACCGGCCAGTTAATCCCCGCTGATGAGGTGGCCCGTGAATTTTCTGTCATGGCAAAAGCTGTGGTGCAGGTGCTGGAAACGTTGCCGGACATTCTGGAGCGTGACTGCGCGCTGAACCCCGCAGCTGTAAGCCGCGTGCAGAGTGTAATTGACGATCTTCGCGACCAGATTGCGCAGCGCGTGCTGGACGCAGAACCGGAGGAGGAAGAGCCAGAGGAGGACTGATGGCGAAGCGGGCATCTGCCCGGGGGATCCGAAAGGATGTCCCTGGAATACTTCGTGCCCCACGCCGCATGCTGGTGGCCGATGCAGTCAGTAAATTTATGCGCGTGCCAATGGGTGCCGGTAACTCAGTTCCCTGGGATCCGAACCTGGCGCCGTATGTACTCGAGCCAATGAACTGCCTGGCGTCGCGCGAGTATGACGCAGTGGTGTTTGTCGGCCCGGCGCGAACGGGGAAGACGATCGGCCTGATTGACGGTTGGGTGGTTTATAACGTGGTCTGTGACCCGTCTGACATGCTGATTATTCAGATGACAGAAGAGAAGGCCCGCGAGCACTCGAAGAAACGACTGGATCGCACGTTCCGGTGCAGTCCGGAAGTGGCAACCCGCCTGAGCCCCCGCAGGAACGATAACAACGTTTACGACAGGACTTTCAGGGCAGGTAACTATCTCAAGATAGGCTGGCCGTCGGTCAATATTATGTCCTCGTCGGATTACAAGTGCGTCGCCCTGACAGATTACGACCGCTTCCCGGAGGATATCGACGGGGAAGGTGATGCATTCTCTCTGGCCTCCAAGCGTACCACCACGTTTATGTCGTCCGGCATGACGCTGGTGGAGAGTTCACCAGGCCGGGATATCCGCGATACGAAGTGGCGCCGGAGCTCTGCGCATGAAGCCCCGCCAACAACCGGCATTCTGTCACTGTACAACCGCGGCGACCGCCGCCGCTGGTACTGGCCATGTCCGCATTGTGGTGAGTTTTTCCAGCCTGAGATGACGGCGATGACCGGTTACCGGGAAATCACCGATCCGGTAAAGGCCAGTGAAGCCGCCTGTATCCATTGCCCTTCCTGCTCGGGCGTGATCACCGCCGACCAGAAACGTGCCCTGAATATGAAAGGGGTCTGGCTGCGTGAGGATCAGCAGATTGACAACAGCGGAGCAATAACAGGCGCCGGACGGCGGTCGCGTATCGCGTCGTTCTGGATGGAAGGCCCGGCAGCTGCATATCAGACATGGGCCCAGCTGGTTTACAAACTGCTGACCGCTGAACAGGAGTACGAGGCGACCGGCAGTGAAGAAACGCTGAAGACGGTTATTAACACCGACTGGGGGCTGCCGTATCTCCCGCGCTCCAGCATAGAGCAACGCAAAGGTGACGAACTGCTGCAGCGCGCCGAACCGGTAGAACGTCGGCGCGTGCCTGCTGGGGTTAACTTCCTCGTGGCGACTGTCGATGTTCAGGGCGGTAAAAACCGGCGATTTGTGGTGCAGGTTGTTGGCTATGGTGCCCACGGCGAACGGTGGGTGGTTGACCGGTACAACATCATGCAGTCGATGCGCACCACACCTGACGGCGAAAGCTATCATATCGACCCTGCCAGCTACCCGGAGGACTGGGATCTTCTGCGTACCGATGTGCTGGAGAAAACCTGGGCGCTTGATGGCGAACCGGGAAAGCGAATGAGCCTGCTTGCAATGGCCGTCGACTCCGGCGGTGAAGATGGTGTTACCGACAACGCCTATGAGTTCTGGCGGCGCTGTCGCCGTGACGGTCTGCAGCGCAAAGTCTGGCTTTTCAAGGGTGACAGCCAGACCCGGGCGAAGTTGATTATCAAAACCTACCCGGATAACACCGGGCGATCTACCCGGCGTGCGAAGGCGGCCGGTGATGTCCCTCTCTACCTTCTCCAGACAAACGCACTAAAAGACCGGATCAACAACGCGCTGTGGCGCGATGTGCCGGGGCCGAACTACGTGCATTTTCCTGACTGGCTGGGAGGGTGGTTTTACGACGAACTGACCTATGAGGAGCGATCATCTGATGGGAAATGGACGAAGCCAGGCAAGGGGGCCAACGAAGCGTTTGACCTTATGGTTTACGCACATGCCCTGGTCATTCTTCATGGTTACGAAAAGATTAAGTGGCCCGACGCCCCTGAGTGGGCGCGCCGGGAGAGTTATCTCGTGGCTGAGCCATCGCCAGACGCGCCTGCAGTGGCAGCGGCGCCTGTTGCAAAACCGTCAGTATCAGAATCTAAGGCTACGAAACCAGCCCGTGAATCGGCATGGTCATCATCATCAGGAGGCTGGGTGTGAATCTCAATGATATTCAGGACATGGTCAGACGCTATACCGAAGCGGAAATGGCGATTCTACAGGGCAAGTCCATCACGTTTAACGGTCAGCAGATGACCATGGAAAACCTGAGCGAGATACGGAAAGGTCGTCAGGAGTGGGAGCGAAAGCAGACTGTTGCTGTGGCTGCCGCAACGGGCAGGGGCAGCCCCTTTAAACTGGCGAGGTTCCCGCGATGAGCGCCCTGGATAATCTGATAGGCGTGTTTTCTCCTGGCTGGAAAGCAGAGCGCCTTAAGTCGCGCCTGATGATCCAGGCATACGAGGCTGTCGTTCCTACCCGAACGCACCGGGCAAAACGCGAGAACCGTTCAGCGAATCAGCTGACGCAATTTGGCGGACGCTCACTGCGTGAGCAGGCCCGGTGGCTCGACTGTAACCACGATCTGGTGATTGGCATCCTTGATAAGCTCGAAGAGCGCGTCGTGGGCGCGAAAGGCATCATCGTTGAGCCTCAACCCCTGATGAAAAACGGCGAGATAGCCGCTGACGTTGCCAAGCAGATCCGTGCCAAATGGGCGGAATGGTCTGTTTCTCCAGATGTTACCGGCCAGTTTACCCGGCCAGTGCTTGAGCGCCTGATGTGCCGGACCTGGTTACGTGACGGCGAAGTGTTCGCGCAACTGGTCAGTGGCACCGGAAATGGGCTGTCGCCTGTGGCAAAAATTCCTTTCTGGATTGAGGCGCTGGAGCCCGACTTTGTACCGATGGAGAAGACTGAGACAGGTCAGAAGTTATGCCAGGGCATTTATCTCAACGATTGGGGCCGCCCGACCCGATACATGGTCTACAAAAACCTTCCGGCAGAAGGTATGCGCCAGGGTGACACAAAGGATATTCAGGCAGAGAACATGCTTCACCTGAAGTTCATGCGCCGCCTGCATCAAATCAGAGGTAACTCACTGCTGGCCGGGGTGCTGATGCGTCTCTCGGCATTGAAGGAATACGAGGACGCAGAGTTGACCGCTGCCCGCATCGCTGCGGCGCTGGGCATGTTCATCAAGAAAGGTGATGGTCAGTCGTATCCGGAAGACAGCTCGCAGGGCTCCCGGGAACTGAACATTGAACCCGGCATGCTGTTTGACGATCTCCGTCCCGGTGAAGATATCGGGATGATTAAATCGGACCGACCAAATCCCAACCTCGAAACTTTTCGCAATGGGCAGCTCCGTGCTGTGGCCGCCGGGTCGCGCGGGAGCTTTTCCAGTATCGCGCGTAATTACGACGGGACATACAGCGCGCAGCGTCAGGAGCTTGTGGAGTCAACCGAGGGGTATTTCATTCTCCAGGACGCATTCATCGCGGCGATCACCCGACCGATGTACCGGGCATGGCTAAAGATGGCGATTGTCTCTGGTGAGATTGAGGTACCGCCCACCGTGGACAAGTCCACGCTTTACAGTGCTGTCTTCTCCGGTCCTGTGATGCCATGGATTGATCCGGTTAAAGAGGCGAACGCCTGGAAAATTCTGCTCAGGGGGGGTGCTGCTACTGAAAGTGAATGGGTGCGCGCCCGCGGTGCAAATCCGGATGATGTGAAACGCCGCCGTAAGGCGGAGATCGATGAAAACCGTAAACAGGGGCTGGTGTTCGATACAGACCCGGCAAACGACAAAGGAGACACCAGTGTCGAGGAAACAAAACCGGGTAAAGAATCGCCCAAAAGCCCAGGCAAAAAATAGCTGGTTCCGTATGCAGGCCAGTTCGGAAAACGAAGCTGAGATCTATATCTACGACGAGATCGGCTATTGGGGAGTAACGGCGAAGCAATTCGTCGCAAACCTTAAGGCGCTGGGCGACGTCACTCACATCAAACTGCATATCAACTCCCCGGGTGGCGATGTCTTTGACGGTATCGCCATTTTTAATGCCCTGAAATTCCATGGCGCGGCGATCACCGTTTATATCGACGGCCTGGCCGCTTCTATGGCATCAGTGATCGCCATGGTAGGGGATCCGGTGATCATGCCGGAAAACACCATGATGATGATTCACAAGCCGTGGGGTTTTGCGGGTGGAGATGCTGATGACATGCGCGACTACGCCGACCTGCTCGACAAAGTGGAGTCAGTGCTGATACCGGCTTACGCGCAGAAGACGGGCAAAAGCCCCGAAGAAATTGCGGCAATGCTGGAGGATGAGACCTGGCTCTCCGGCACGGAATGTCTGGAGCTGGGCTTCGCTGACCAGGTCACACCATCCTTGCAGGCAATGGCCTGCATCCATTCGAAACGTATTGAGGAATTTGAAAAGATGCCAAACAGCATTCGCAACATGGTCACCCCGCCGCGTAATACCGCTACGCGCGAAACACAGCAACCAGTTGCCACCCAGCCTGCTCCGGCTGTAGGTGCCAGCGAAACAGATATCCGTGCGCAGGTTATTGCAGAGCAAAAGGCACGCGTGAACGGTATTCAGGACCTCTTCGCCATGTTCGGCGGCAAGCATCAGGAGCTGCAGGCTAAATGCATTGCTGATCCAGAGTGTTCGGTCAGCCAGGCTAAAGATGTTCTGCTGGCAGAGCTCGGTAAAAATGCCACGCCGTCCAACACCACAACGCAGGGGCAGTCCCATGTCTATGCCGGGAACGGTAACTTTGTCGGCGACGGGATCCGTCAGGCGCTGATGGCGCGTGCCGGCTATGAAAATCTGGAACGTGATAACGTCTATAACGGTATGACGCTGCGCGAATACGCCCGCATGTCCCTGACTGAGCGCGGGTTCGGTGTCTCCAGCTACAACCCAATGCAGATGGTTGGTTTTGCGCTGACCCACAGCTCTTCTGATTTTGGCAATATCCTGCTCGATGTCGCCAACAAGGCACTGCTGCAGGGCTGGGAAGAAGCGGCTGAGACCTTCGAGCTCTGGACCAAAAAAGGCCAGCTGTCTGACTTTAAAACGGCGCATCGCGTCGGCATGGGCGGCTTCCCGTCCCTGCGTCAGGTGCGTGAGGGGGCTGAATATAAGTACATCACCACGCAGGATAAGGGCGAAACCATCGCGCTGGCCACTTACGGTGAGATCTTCTCCATCACCCGCCAGGCCATCATCAATGATGACCTGAACCAGCTGACTGACGTTCCGATGAAGATGGGCCGCGCTGCAAAAGCCACAATTGGCGACCTGGTCTACGCGGTGCTGACCGGTAACGAGACACTGTCAGATGGTAAGCCGCTCTTCCATGCTGACCATGCCAACCTTTCAACTGGCGCCATCAGCGTTGACAGCATTGATAAGGCCCGCCAGAACATGCGCAAGCAGAAAGAAGGTGAGCGTGCCCTCAACATTCGCCCGGCCTTTATGCTCGTCCCGGTGGGTCTGGAAACACTGGCCAGCCAGACCATTAAGTCAGCCAGCGTAAAAGGTGCCGACATCAACGCTGGTATCAATAACCCTATTCAGAACTTTGCTGAGGTGATTTCAGAACCTCGTCTGGATTTTGCCGACCCGGCGGCCTGGTATCTGGCTGCAGCACAGGGCACCGATACCATCGAAGTGGCGTATCTCAATGGCATTGATGCCCCGTACATTGATCAGCAGGAAGGCTTTACCACTGACGGCGTCGCGACGAAAGTCCGCATTGATGCTGGCGTGGCGCCGCTGGATTATCGCGGTCTGGCGAAATCATCCGGTAAGTAATCACCCCGACATTGAACCGGCCCGTAAGGGCTTTTTTTATATCTGCAACATGGCCCCGGCAGGGGCCATACGGAGAGCTCATGAAGAATTTCGTACAGGATGGTCACACTATCGATTTGACCAACTCGGGGTCGGCGGTGATCGCCAGTGGCACGCCGGTTGCCGTGGGTGATGTTCTGGCGATCGCTATCGCCGATATTGCCGTCGGCGAAACTGGTACGGGTCTCACCAGTGGCGTCGTTCAGTTGCCGAAGCTGGCGGCGGATGATATCGCCCAGGGCAAGACCGTGTACTTCAAAAGCGGGAAAGTGCAACTGGAGGCCACCGGCGCGACACCGGCCGGGAAAGCCTGGCAGGCTGCCGGTGCGAACGTCGCCGACGTACTGGTTAAGCTCAATGGCTAACCCCTTCGACGCGATGGTGGCCCGTATGGACGCGGCCACCGTCAATCTGATGGCGGATAAAGTCACGATCAACGGGGTCAGTTTTGATGCTGTAGAAAGCCAGTTTGTCGCAGAAATGGGGCCGCTGGTGGGAGATGGCCTGTCACTGGTGGTGTTCTCCCTGGCAGTGTCGCCGCGTAAAGGCGATGCCATTCACTGGAAGGGCCAGAACTATATCGTTACCCGCAAACAGCTGTTCAACGGTAAGCCACAGATCTGGATTGAGTAATGGAGGTTCTATGTCCATTAAAGGGCTCGAACAGGCGATCGCTAACCTGGAAAGCATCAGCAAAACCGCCGTACCGCGGGCATCCTCTCAGGCGGTAAACCGTGTGGCTACCAGGGCGATCTCCCGCAGCACCCGCCAGGTTGCGAAGGACACCCAGGTGCAGCGGAAACTCGTCAATCAGCGTGCACGCCTGAAGAAAGCCACGGTACGCAAACCGCAGGCCACCATTCGGGTCAACCGGGGCAACCTCCCGGCGATCAAGCTGGGCGTGGCCAGCGTCCGGCTCTCCCGGCGAAAACGTGACAAGGCTGGCGGCAGTAGCGTTCTGGTCATAGGGCGGTTTCGCTTCCCGGGCGGATTCATTCAGCAGCTCAAAAACGGGCGCTGGCATGTCCTGAGGCGAACGACGAAAAGCCGCTATCCGCTCGAGGTGGTGAGCATTCCTCTGGCAGCGCCACTGACTGAGGCCTTTAAGCAGGAAAGCACCCGCCTGACTGCCACCGATCTTCCAAAAGAACTCTCTGCGGCTTTACGCAATCAACTGAGGATAATTCTGACCAAATGAAACATCCCCTGATCCGCCAGGTGGTGCTGGATGCCCTGAAAGCGGGCATTACTGACCCTGTCACGTGGTCTGACGGCCGTCCCGCTGTACTTGAGTCCGAAGATCTCCCGGCTGTCGCCGTCTATATCACTGACGCGCAGTCCACGGAGGAATCCATCGACGAAGATATCTGGCGCGCCACGCTTCATATCGAGGTGTTCCTGAAAGCGAGCGAAACGGATACCGCGCTCGATACCTGGATGGAAAGCAAAATCTATCCCCAGCTCAATGCACTCCCCGGCCTTTCTCCCTTAATCGAAACCATGTCTGCTCAGGGCTATGACTATCAGCGCGATGACGAAATGGCGACGTGGGGATCGGCTGATCTCAGATACTCAATTTCATACGTAATGTGAGGTAATCATGCCAACACCAAGCCCGCTTGAACCCGTTAAAGGGGCAGGCACAACGTTCTGGCTCTATACCGGTTCAGGCGATCCGTATGCCAATCCGACCAGCGACACCGACTGGATCCGCACGGCCAAAATCAAAGACCTGTCACCGGGTGAGCTGACCGCAGAGTCCTATGACGACACCTACCTTGACGATCCTAATGCAGACTGGGCTAACACAGCTCAGGGCGAGAAATCTGCCGGTGAGGCCAGTTTCAATCTGGCCTGGAAGCCCGGTGAGTCAGGACAGCAAACTCTGGTGGACTGGTTCTATAGCGGCGATGTGCGCGCCTACAAAATTAAATACCCGAACGGGACGATCGATGTCTTCAAGGGCTGGATAAGTGGCCTTGGTAAAACCATCCCGGCGAAAGAGGTCATCACCCGTAGCGTGAAGATCAGTAACAATGGCAAGCCATCGCTGGCAGAAGAAAGCCGCACACCGGCCGTTGCAGTCACCGGCGTAACGCTTGATAAATCGACCCTGGCGGTTGCCATCGGTGCCAAAAACACAGTCACTGTTACGGTTACACCTTCCGGTGCTACTGACAAAACCTTCCGTGTTGCCTCTTCTGATCCCGCTAAAGCAACTGTAACCGCCAGCGGTAACGTACTGACCGTGACAGGTGTTGCTGCAGGCTCTGCTCAGATTATCGTGATGATGAACGATGGTCTGAAAGTTGCGATCTGCACTGTCACCGTTTCCTGACCGGCGGGGCGCTGGCCCCGTCATTTTTAATGGAGTTTTCCATGAATTTTCTGAAATCAGAGCCGTTTATCTTCAACGGTAACACCATTGAGTTGTTTGAGCTGTCCGCGCTGCAACGTATCGAGCATTTGCAATACCTGGCGCTGGATGAGAAATCCCTGCCAAAAGACGAAGAAGATGAGGGTTATCTTCCGTTACGGGTTGCAAGCAATATCCGGCGCGGCGCCCGGCTGATCGCGATGTCACTGTGGCAGGGAGATACCTCAAAGCATGTTGATGCTTTGCATGATGAGGTTTTATCCGGTTGGTCGCCCGCAATGATTGGTGCCGGGGAACAGTTTGTTAAAAAGCTCTCTGACATGCTCCCGCTTCAGGATCCCGAGCAGGCCAGCGGCGAGGAAAATACAGGCCACGCTGCCGTGGAAGAGGAAGTGAGCGCGGAAAAGCGTTAGCCGGTGAGCTGAGTTTTGTGATGAAACTGGCGCGGGAGTTCCGGCGCCCGGACTGGCGCGCGATGCTTGCCGGCATGTCTTCGACGGAGCTGGCTGAGTGGGGACGTTATTATGAGCAGCAGTATTTTGAAAACGATTTGCTGGATGCGCATTTCTGCCGGATCAGTCATCTGGTTGTGTCTCTGATGTGCCCGGATACTGAACTAACCCCGCTTAATTTCAGCCTCCTGAACCCGCCTGAGCCGGAAAATTTACCGATGGATGATGATGTAATGATGTCTGTGGCGGAAAGCCTGGGAGGAGTGCGCTATGGCACAGTCAGTGGGTGATCTGGTCGTTAACCTTGACGTTGATTCGGCTAAATTTACCGAACAGGTGAATTACGTTAATAAGCAGCTGAAGGGGACGGGTAAAGCGGCCAACGATGCAGCCTTGCAGGTTCAGCAGGCATTTTCGAAGCAGGAGCTGGCCGCAAAGCGAGCCGGGATTTCTGTAGGCCAGTACAGTGCCGCGATGCGAACCCTGCCGGCGCAGTTTACTGACATCGCGACGCAGCTGGCTGGCGGGCAAAGCCCCTGGCTCATCATGCTCCAGCAGGGCGGACAAATTAAGGACCAGTTTGGTGGTCTCCGGCCTATGTTCAGTGCTTTGCTGGGAACGATCTCACCTACGATGATCGGAGTCGGGGCACTCGCCGCTGGCACCGCAGCGCTGATGTATTCGTATTATCAGGGATCGAGCACGCTCTCTGAATTTAATAAAACGCTGACATTGACCGGTAATACTGCTGGTCTCACAGCTGTTCGCATGCAGACCATTGCAGCTGCCGGAGAGAAAGCGGGTCTTACATTTAACCAGACCAGTCAGGCGCTGACCGCGCTTGTTACTGCAGGCGTTCGCGCGGGTGCTAACTTCGAAGAGCTCGCGATCTCGGTTGCGAAATTCACGGATGCATCCGGTCTGCCGGTCGATAAGGTTGCTGAAGCATTTGGGCGCATGGTCAATGATCCGGCGTCAGGGCTGCTGGCGATGGCGCAGCAGTTTCACAATGTCACGGCTGAGCAGGTTGCATATGTTGCCGCTCTGCAGCGCGCAGGGAATGAAGCAGGAGCACTGCAGGCAGCAAACGAAGCAGCAACCACCGGGTTCAACAAGCAGACTGCCAGCATCCGCGACAACATGGGCACGATTGAATCCGCCGCAGATTCCCTTAAAAAAGCATTCAAATCCATGTGGGATGCGGCACTGGATATAGGCAGGCCGGATACCTCTCAGGAAATGCTGAGTAAGGCAGAGGCGGCCTTTAAGCGGGCGGATGAAATCTGGAATTTGCGTAAGGGTGATCGTTATGTCAACGATGACGCGCGTGCCCGCTTCTGGAATGACCGTGAGACTGCCCGCCAGGCGCTGGACATGGCTCAGCAACAGGCCCGCAATTCTCAACTCGCTCAGGAAAACGCCAGTCGTGAGGCAGGGCTGGAATCCGATCGCCTCAAGTACGCACAACAGGCCCAGGCGAATTATAGCAAAACGCAGACGGCGCTGGAGAAGTACACCGATCGCCAGAGCGAACTGAATAAAGCGTTAAAAGAGGGGCGGATCCTCCAGGCTGATTACAACATCAATCTGGCCGCGGCGAAAAAGGAATATGAAGACTCGCTTAAGAAGCCGACAAAAACCAGGACGCCGGGCGGAACGAAACTTACCGACAATACCAGCGCTCAGACCCTCGAGTTGCAAACCCAGCTGGAGGTATTACGCCAGCACTCTGTAATCAACGACAAAATCAGCCAGCAGCGCCAGCAACTATGGAAAGAGCAGGCCAGATTTACGGTTCTTGAGCAGGCCGCCAAAACCCGCAACTTAACAGATGATGAAAAATCCCTTCTCGCCAGCAAGGACAAGGTGCTCGCCCAGGCGGAAATCAATGCAAGGCTCGGGGATCAGATTGTCACCCAGGAGCGCCTCAATCGCCTGCAGGATACCTCGCAGAAATATGTCACTCAGATGAGTGAGAAAACACGGGCTCTGGCAGAGAGTGCGGGTATGAGCAGCCGCCAGACCCAGCGTCGCCTTGAGGAAGCACAGCTGCTGCAGGGCTGGAAAAATGCCGGGGGAAATGAAGGGGATCAGCAGTACCAGAACGAACTGAACGCGCTCAGGAATTATTATGGTGAACAGGACGCCCTCCGCCAGAACTGGCAGGCTGGCGCCAAAACGGCCTGGGCTGACTATGTTGATTCTGCTGACGATGCCTACGGGCAGGTGAAATCGCTGGCCGCCGCCACGTTTGACGGAATCGGACAGAGCATGGCCGACATGCTTACGACCGGTAAAGGAAAATGGTCAGATTTCACAAAATCCATTCTGTCGATGATGGCGCAGATCCTCGTGAAGCAGGCCATGGTCGGGGTGGTTGACTCTGCCTCTACAGCTCTTGGTTTTGCCACTGGCGGGTTTACGGGTTATGGCGGCAAAAACGACCCGGCCGGTATTGTCCACCGGGGGGAATTTGTCTTCACCAAAGAGGCGACCAGCCGGATCGGCGTCGGAAACCTGTATAGCCTGATGCGGGGATATGCCAGTGGTGGCCTTGTGGGAGGTGGTAAGGGCATCGCCAGGCCTCTGGGGGTGAGTGTTTATGCTCCCGTCACGGTTACCCCTTCTCAACAGAGTTCGTCGTCAAGTCAGGCGAGTAGTGACGCAGCTGGCAGGGCCTACCAGCAGGTGGTTGACCGATCTATCCGGGAGGGGATCGCCCGGGAAAGCGAACCTGGCGGAATCATCTGGAATCTGAACAACGGGAGGCGCTAATGGCTATCGAGACATTCCCCTGGCCCATTCAGTCGGCCAGTCAGCCAACCACGAAAAGCAAAGACAACATCCGGAAAGCCCAGTTTGGTGACGGGTACACGCAGGTCAGCGGATCGGGAATCAATGACGAGACGTTAACCTATGAATATTCCTTTACCGGCAGACCGGATAAAGGACTGCAGATTTACGCTTTTCTCAGGCGGCACAAGACGAAGTCATTTTCTTTTCAGCCTCCGTTCGGAGAGCTGGCGCTGTGGCGTGTTGAAGCTGACAGCCTGCAGAAAGTGGTGAAGGGAAAAACCGTAATGTACATTTCAGCCACATTTGAACAGGCCTTTGCACCATGAGTCTTAATAACGATTATCAGAAGCTGGAACCCGGTAATGAAGTCCGTCTTTTTGAAGTCGACGGTACCGGGTTTGGCGTCTCAGATGTTATGCGTTTTCACGCTCACAATATTGCCCACACGCCAGCGGAAATTGAGGCGGCGGGTGGGGATGAGACCAGGCTAACCGCCAAATCCATCTGGTGGCAGGGTCAGGAATATAAAGCCTGGCCCTGCCAGATTTCCGGTATAGAAGCGTCCACAAGTGGTGGCAACGCCAAGCCTAAGCTGTCCATCGCTAATCTGGACAGCTCTGTCACCGCGCTGTGCCTGGCATACGACGATTTGTTGCAGGCGAAGGTGACGATTCATGACACACTGGCGCATTACCTGGATGCAAAAAACTTCACCGGCGGCAATCCAACAGCCGATCCGACACAGGAAAAGCTGAAGGTTTTCTATATCGATGCAAAGAGCAGTGAAACCAATGAGGTGGTTGAGTTCACGCTTTCCAGTCCGATGGATCTGCAGGGCCTGATGATCCCGACGCGGCAACTTCATTCCCTGTGCACCTGGTGCATTCGCAACAAATACCGCACCGGTGATGGCTGCGATTACGCTGGAACGCGCTATTTCGACAAAAACAACAATCCGGTCAGTGATCCTTCTCTGGACGAATGCAACGGCACTCTGTCTGCCTGCAAACTTCGGTTCGGAGAAAATAACGAACTCTCATTCGGTGGGTTCCCGGGTACGTCATTGATCAGGAGTTAGCATGCGTAAAAAGATCGTCACGGCTATCATGGCGCACGCTGCGCAGGAGTATCCGCGCGAGTGCTGCGGCGTGGTCGCGCAGAAGAGCCGGGTAGAGCGGTATTTCCCCTGCCGCAATCTGGCCTCTACTCCAGAGGACAACTTTGTCCTTTGCCCCGAGGACTACGTCGCCGCCGAAGAATGGGGCCCGGTGACCGCTATCGTACACAGCCACCCCGATGCAACCACCCAGCCGAGTGAAATGGACAAAGCCCAGTGTGACCTCAACGGGCTACCCTGGCACATCGTCAGCTGGCCGGAAGGTGACTTACGGACCATCTTGCCCCGGGGAGAGATCCCACTCATCGAGCGGCCTTTCGTCCTGGGTGTGTACGACTGCTGGGGCCTGGTGATGAGTTATTTCCGGCAGACGCACGGGATCGAGCTGCATGACTACCGGGTAGATTATCCCTGGTGGGAAAACGAGTACCCGGATAATTTCTATCAGGAATGCTGGTACGAATGCGGGTTCCGTGAGTTCGACGGCGCGCCGCAGCCTGGCGATATGGTGATCATGCAGGTACAGGCCAATAAGTGGAATCACGCGGGGATTCTGCTGGAAGGTAATATGCTATTGCACCATCTTTATGGACACCTGAGCCAGCGAGTACCGTATGGTGGATACTGGCAGGACAGAACGATGAAGGTTCTACGCTACAAATCTCTATGCTAGTCTTTCGGAAAACGAAAGGGGATAGGGATATGAAAAGAATATTAGTTGTAGCCTCCATATTAATGGTTGCTGGGTGTGCGACTAAGCCGGTAACAAATGAGCAAGCACAAGATGTTCCAGCAAAACAGGTTATCAACAATACACTGTTAGTTAAAAAAGAAGGGTCTGGAAAGGTAATAATCAAACGGGACTCTGGTTTTATGGGCAGCGCATGCATGACCCGAGTGTATGTTGATGGAAAGGAGGTCGCCGACTTAGACACGGCTCAAAAGGTAACGGTCTATCCAAAAATTGGAGATCATATCTTTAGCGCTTGGCCCAAAGGTATGTGTGGCGGAGGCATGAGCGAGCAGTCAGGTAGGGTGACAGAAGGCGATGTATTGATGTTTAGGGTTGGGTACGGAACTAATGGTGATTTTGGTATTTACCCCACAGCTTTTTGATTGAAAGAAATGTTTTTACTACCTCGCTCCGGCGGGGTTTTTTATTTTTGAGAGGTTAAAATGGCTGAAGTAATGACGCAAATTGAGCTTGGTGGTGCGCCGGGGAAAATATTTGGAAAAACTCACCGACGTCTAATCAGTAAAGTATCGGAAGCAGGGACGGCCCTAGCGAAAACGATTCCCGGGTTTGAAAGTTATATGATAAATAGTCAGCGCCGTGGGTTAACTTTTGCTGTTTTTAAAGGGAAGAAAAACATTGGCGTAGATGATTTAGGATTTCCTGTCACCGGCGAAGTGATCAGAATTGTACCTGTAATCATTGGAAGTAAAAAAGCTGGGCTGCTTCAAACGATATTAGGTGCTGTTATTGTGGCAGTCGGGGCTATTGCAACTTTCGGGTTCGCCCAAACCTGGGGTGTAAACTTAATGATGGCCGGGGGTGCAATGATGGTAGGCGGCGTGGTACAGATGCTATCTCCTCAGCCTACAGGGTTGGCCAGTAAGCAGGATGCCGATAACCGGGCCTCATATGCGTTCGGCGGCGTAACGAACACCGCAGCACAGGGTTATCCGGTTCCCCTGCTTTACGGACGTCGGCGCATCGGCGGCGCGATCATCTCCGCAGGCATTTACGTCGAAGATCAGCAGTAAAAATAATCCTTTCATTCAGGCCACCTCAGGGTGGCTTTTTTTATGGGCACAATATGGTAAACGCAACCGCGATCAGGGGCCGCAAGGGCGGCGGCTCGAGTTCCCGTACCCCCACCGAGCAACCAGACGATCTGCAGTCCGTAGCAAAGGCCAAAATCCTGATAGCGCTGGGAGAAGGGGAGTTTTCAGGCCAGCTCACCGGCAAAAATATTTATCTGGATGGCACGGCATTAGAGAACGCAGACGGATCGCAAAACTTCAGCGGTGTGACCTGGGAGTTTCGTCCTGGTACCCAGGCGCAAAAATACATTCAGGGCATACCCGGGACTGAAAACGAAATTACCGTAGGGACCGAAGTATCAAGCGCCACCGCCTGGACGCGCACGTTTACCAATACCCAGCTCTCAGCGGTACGTCTGCGCTTGAAATGGCCCTCGCTGTTCAAACAGGAGAACGACGGCGATCTGGTCGGTAACTCTGTTAACTATGCGATTGACCTGCAGACCGACGGCGGAGCCTGGCAGACGGTGCTGAATACCAGCGTGACCGGTAAAACCACATCCGGCTATGAGCGCAGCCACCGTATCGATCTGCCTCAGGCGGGCAGCACCTGGACTATTCGCCTGCGCAAGCTGACCGCTGATGCAAACAGCGCGAAGATCGGCGACACGATGACCCTTCAGAGCTTCACTGAAGTGATCGACGCCAAGCTGCGCTACCCGAACACAGCCCTGCTGTATATCGAATTCGATTCAAGCCAGTTTAACGGGTCTATCCCGCAGATCTCCTGTGAGCCGCGCGGGCGTGTGATCCGCGTACCTGACACCTACAACCCGGAAACCCGCACCTACACTGGCACCTGGACTGGTGCGTTTAAGTGGGCGTGGACTGACAACCCAGCGTGGATTTTTTACGATCTGGTGGTTTCCGACCGGTTCGGCTTGGGTCACCGACTCACCGCGGCGAATATCGACAAATGGACGCTGTACCAGGTGGCCCAGTATTGCGATCAGATGGTGCCGGACGGGAAGGGCGGCAGCGGTACTGAGCCGCGTTATATCTGCAACGTATACATTCAGGACCGGAACGACGCCTACACCGTTCTCCGTGACTTTGCGGCCATCTTCCGGGGCATGACTTACTGGGGCGGCGATCAGATTGTTGCCCTGGCGGATATGCCGCGGGATGTGGATTACAGTTACACCCGAGCTAACGTGATTGATGGCCGCTTTACCTACTCCAGCAGCACCACCAAAACGCGCTATACCACGGCGCTGGTGTCCTGGTCAGATCCTGCGAACGCATATGCTGATGCTATGGAGCCGGTATTTGAGCAGGCCCTGGTGGCGCGCTACGGATTTAACCAGCTGGAAATGACAGCCATCGGCTGTACCCGCCAGTCTGAGGCGAACCGTAAGGGCCGCTGGGGCATTCTCACCAACAACAAGGATCGCGTCGTATCGTTTGACGTTGGTCTGGATGGCAACATCCCTCAACCCGGATACATCATAGCTGTGGCCGATGAAATGCTTTCCGGTAAGGTCACTGGCGGGCGTATCAGCGCGGTGAATGGCCGGGTGATCACCCTGGACCGCGCGCCGGATGCGAAGGCAGGTCACCGTCTTATTCTCAACCTTCCGTCCGGTGCATCTCAGGCTCGTACAATCCAGGCAGTGAACGGAAGAGCAGTAACGGTCAGCACTGCCTACAGCGAAACACCGCAGGCAGAAAGCGTCTGGGTGGCGGAGTCCGATGAACTGTATGCCCAGCAGTACCGGGTGATCAGCATCAGCGACAATAACGACGGAACGTTTACTGTTACCGGCGCGGCTCACGATCCGGATAAGTATGCCCGCATCGATACTGGTGCCATCATTGACCAGCGTCCGGTAAGCGTGATCCCTCCCGGCAATCAGTTCGCGCCGGGAAATATAATTATCAGCTCCTACTCGATGGTGAATCAGGGCATCAGCATCGAAACCATGCGCGCCAGCTGGGACCCGGCACCGAACGCCATTGCCTATGAGGCTCAGTGGCGCCGCAATGATGGGAATTGGATAAACGTACCTCGCAGCTCCACCACCTCGTTTGAGGTGGCCGCCATTTATGCCGGGCGTTATCTGGTGCGCGTCCGTGCCATTAATGCCGCTGAAATTTCTTCGAAGTGGGCCACCTCCCTTGAAGTAACGTTAAAAGGGAAGGTTGGCGCGCCGCCGGTGCCCATCAACTTTCGGACGACGCCATTATTATGGGGCGTGCAGCTGGACTGGGATTTTCCTGCAGATACAGCGGATACGTTGCAGACCGAGATTCAGTATTCCACGGACGCCGCTGGCACGAATGCGATGTTGCTTACAGATGTGCCTTATCCGCAGCACATGTATCAGCAGCTGGGCCTGAAAGCCGGGGTAGGGTTCTGGTACCGGGCGCGGCTTGTTGATCGCTCCGGGAATCAGTCGGCATGGACTGACTTCATTCAGGGCAGCAGCAGCTCGGTTGCCGCCGATTACCTGGTGGATATCGACAACCAGATCAAACAGACAGACGCGTATAAGGAACTCACCGCGGATATCGCCGATCTCAGCGACGATATTCAGTCAGCGCGCGACGACATCAGCAAAGTCACGACAGAGTCTGCGGCAACCAAAGCGGGCCTGGCACAGGAGGTCACGGACCGTAAGAAAGCCATCACCGATGAGGCAACGGCGCGCGCCCAGGCGCTGCTGACAGAGAAGAACGAGCGCGTCGCGGATATCAGCAACGTCAATCAGACGATCCAGACCACCACCGAGTCACTGGCGCAGCAGATTGGGCAAATTTCTGCAGGCACCGGTTCGCAGTTCGACCCGGCCAAAATCTGGTACTTCGATTCGACGGTAGAGGGCTGGTCAGGGAACGGGACCCCGACGATTGTTGACGGCTGGATACGCCCGGCGAACCACGCCACCGATCCGTGGGTGCAGTCTCCCGGTTCGCTGGGTATTAACTCGTCGTCCTATCGCTTCGTTAAACTGCGCATCAGGAAGTTTGGGGCGCCGGGCTGGGCGGGGCAGCTGCGCTGGCGTGGTACCGGTGGCTTTAACGACACCAACATGCTCACCGTCGCCGAGCCTGCATACGACGCGAACGGGATCGCCACGCTTGAGTTCGACAATATCCCCTGGCTGACTGAAGCCACAATGAATCAGTTCAGGCTGGATCTGTCCACCAGGCAGGATGCGACGAACTATTACCTGATTGACTGGGTGGCGCTCGGACGGCCTACTCCCGGTGCAGGGATGGCGGCCCTTCAGGCAGAAACGACAGCCCGTGTCCAGGGCGACCAGGCGGAAGCCACAGCGCGCGAGACGCTGGCGGCGCAGATCCGGGGCGGTTATACCGGTGATGATCCGTCGAAGCTGGCCTCGGGCTTGCTCTACACCGAACGCCAGGCGCGCATCACGGCGCAGGAAGCGGAGGTGACGGCCCGGACGGCGCTGGAAGCGACCGTTAACGCCAACAAAGCCAGCGTGACGCAGGAGCTGGCAACGCTGACGACTGAGCAGGAAGCGCAGGCTACTACGCTGTCTGGCCTGCAGACCACCGTCGGGAAAAATACCGGCGATATCACGCGCATCGATAAAGCCGTCGCTGATAACAACAAGGCGCAGACTACCGCGCTGGCTGCGGTTAAAGCCACAACCGACCAGAACACGGCGGATATCAGCACGGAAACCACGGCCCGCACGGATGCAGACAGCGCGCTGGGGCGTCGTATCGACAGCCTGAAAGTGGATGTGGACGGTAACACGGCCAGCCGCGACGCAGGCATTGTCGGCAGCGTCAGCAACGCCATTGCCAACTTCTTTGCATTTTCGGATCAGCGCGTCACGTTCGCCGTTGGCGAAACAAAAACGATGGCCGAGATCACCGAAGCCAGGAAGACCGCCGCGGATGCCACAAGCGCTGTAGCCGAACAGGTCACGACGCTTAAGGCCACCGTTGAGCAAAACGGCCAGACCAACGCCGCCGCCATCACGCGCATTGATAAAGCCGTTACGGATCTGGAGAGAGCTACCGCGACCAGCATTGAGCAGGTGACGGCTGCAATCGGCGATACCAATGCCAGTGTACAGACGACCAGCCAGGCTGTTGCTGACATCAACGGTAAGCTGAGTGCGCAGTGGGGCGTTAAAGTCCAGGTGGAGGCGAACGGCGTTAAACGTATCGCGGGTATTCAGCTGGGCATTGACGGTACAGGGGCCTCAAACTTCCTGATTTCTGCCGATACGTTCGCGGTGTATAACCCAACGACGAACGGGCAGGAGCTGGTGTTTGCTTCGACCGGCGGCCAGATGTTCATGCGTTCGGTGTTCATCCAGGACGGTTCTATCGACAACGGCAAGATCGGGAATTACATCCAGTCCAGCAACTGGGACGGGACCGGCAATGTCGGCTGGCATATCAATAAATCCGGGTATGCCACGTTCAACGGCGTGACCGTTCGCGGCACGATCTATGCCACCGACGGGAGTTTTAGAGGCAGAGTTGAGGCGACCAGCGGGAGCTTCAGGGGCACGGTTGAAGCGACATCTTTCATTGGGGATGTCGCCAACACAGGGGTGTATCCCGACTCCAGCAACCGGTCTAACAATGCCGTTTCTACCAGTGTAGCCATGGCATACACCGACTCCAGCAATAACGGGCTGAATAAAAACGCCGTCGTGGAGGCGTTGATATATGTCCGAGGGACTACAGGCGCGGTCGGGAGTACAGTTAACATAACTATCGCGGGTAACGTTCGCACGTTCACTTTTGACGTTCCTGTTGGTGGGCTATGGTTCACCGCACGTCATGCTGCAACTGGGTTGACCGGGCAACGTATCGACGCAAACATTTTCGTTTCTTCCAGTAATGCAACCGTGGCAATTTATGCACCAACTATCACTGTGACTCGCGGTACCGGCTCCTTCTCCTGATCCCCACAACTTCAGAATCTCCAACCCAGCTCCGGCTGGGTTTTTCATTTTAAGGACATCACGAATGGCCACACTTGATGACGATTTAGCAAAAGCCGTCTCTGAAGGATTTCGCCTGGCGCAAGGCATTATCATCAACCAGGATCTCATTTTATCGGGCACCGGTGACGTCACCGTAACCCTGGCTGACGGTTCGAAAAAGACGGGTCCCAGTTGGTCGAAGCTGATCGCCCAGGCGGGTGCGGCAGGAGCCAGCGCCGCTGCAGCGGCAGCATCAGAGAAAAACGCAAAAACCTCTGAGACGAACGCGAACTCGTCTAAGACCGCAGCGGCAAGCAGCGCTTCAGCAGCCAAGACCAGCGAAACAAATGCCAAAACCTCTGAGACGAACGCAAAAACGTCTGAGGCGAATGCCAAAACGTCTGAAACCAATGCTGCAAATAGCGCCAGTAGCGCCGCAGCATCACTGGCCGCCGCGCAGAAACTGACGTCTGTACCCTATGAGGAGTCCCCGTTCCCTGATGTGTGGGCACCGCTCAATGATGACCTGCGCCTGCTGGCTGGGTTTGCGCCTTATGACCGGCTGACGATTTCCGGCCAAGTGCTGGAACTGCCGACAAAGTCACTAACGTTTAGTCGGGCAACTATGGCGACTTATATTGATAAATCCGGGGTGCTTAGAACAGCAGCAATTAACGAGCCGCGTTTTGAGAAGGAGGGTTTATTAATTGAAGGGCAGAGCACTAATTTAGCGATTTATTCATCACCGACTCAGGATTATTCCAGTTACTTTCGTAGTGGGGCAAACAATACACGAACGTTTAAACCCGAGGGTGGCGTTCTGCTTACCACATTAACGGATACAGGTACCTGGTGGGAGCAGAATATAAATGTGGCTAATTATGACCCAACAAAGCCAGCGTCCGTGTCCTGTTATTTAGAATTCCCCGCAGCCGCCAAGGTTAGAGTAATGCTTATGCGCTACTCCAGCGAGGGCGATATTGCGGCAGCGTCCATCATAGCAGCGCCTGGTGTCAATAAAGTTTCAGTGCCTGTTCTGGGTGGGGCTGTAAACCAACGACTGGGCTTGCGAATTACGGTTGATGCCGGAACACCCGTTAGCAGTGTGATTTTCATTGACCGCATGCAAATTGAGGAATCCGCTCAGGCGACATCTTACATTCCTACCAACGGGGCTGCGGCAACCAGGGCGGCCGATGCGTGTACGCTCCAGAGGGCGGGGAATGATAACTATTACGCTCCGTTTTCATTTAGCGTATCAGTTCACGCCAACGGTGCATCATTTGTAGGCGCTGATGCGAATACCCGCCGTTGTATCCTGGCCATTTATCCATCGAAGAGTGAATGGATCATTAGTTACATTAATAACAATGCGGGTCCACTTGGAAAGGTCGCAGCTACTTACGGTTCGGGCAACGCCATGACAAGCAATCTCGTAGTTGATGATGGGGCACAGCACGTGGTGACGTTCTCAACAGACTTGACCACAAATAAGGTCGCTGTAGATGGTGATATTGCAAGCGTCGCGGCATCTGCAAGACCCATTCCGAACCCAACCGAGTCGGACCTATATAAGGTTATTTATCTGGGTGCAAGCTCGGGTTCTCCGGGCGGAGGTGTAAGAATGCTGAACGGGCATCTACGCAACCTCCGCATCTGGCACCGCGCACTTACCGATAATCAAATCAAAGGACTCCGCTAATGAGAGACTTATATCTGCGTTTCAAAGACGCCGAAGAAATGCGCACGCAGTTAATCGCGGTGGGTTTTATGGATGATGAGGGGCAGGGAATGTTATCTCATCCTGACGTCAGCCTGGATATCGTCGGCGTTATCACTGTACCTGCTGAAGTTATCAATCCCGGCGAAGAAAATGAAATCATTAAGTACACCACAGAGCCAGGCTATCACGTCAATTTACGGGTCATGAATGACTCGCTCGATTTATCCGGGCTGAACGACTTTGTGGTTAAACCGAAAACACCGGCTCGCGTCTGGGCGTAAGGAATTAAGTTATGGCAAACAGAATAGACACAGCTGAATTAAGCAGGGCCATTGCTGCCTGGACATCCACCATCAATGACGCGTCTCTGCCGGGGGGCGGGAGTACGGTTTATGGCGGATTCATAAAGTCACAGTACACCGTAAATGGTGTTGAGAAGATATCCGCCCAGATCCAGATCGTGAAACGCATCGAATGGAACTACTCCATTGCCAGACTGGTTGTGTTGCAAAATGCGGGGGGTACTGACTCCGCGCAGAACAACTACTTCGACTTCATGTCCAACGGCAATGTGCAAATTCCCGGACGTTTGTATATGGGCGGTCCAGCCGTGAGTTCGTGGTGGAACTCAGCACAGGCCCACTATGCCTCTTATTACGCGGAGACCGCCACGGATTCTCCGGGTAACGGGGCTATAGCTGGCCTTTCCTGGGGGTATCAACATGGCGGCGGGTATAACCTTCGATCGATGTGGGGTAATGTTGGTAACGGGCTGAGTTCCTGGGCTAACACTGCACTAACACAGTTCGGAGATAGTGGGTCCAAGATACGGTACTGGTATTTCACCCCAGCCAACGGGGATTTTGTCACTTCAACCAGCGGGGATGGCGGCTTTGCGGGCAACTATACGTATCAGAAGGCCGCAACCTCAGATGCGACGTTGAAGCACGATATTGCATATGACGACGGGAAGGCCTCTTACGAAAACATCAGGAAGCTGAAACCCTGCACATTCGTGTATAACGGCGATTATTTAGAGCGTGTGCGCCGGGGAATCATTGCCCAGGACGCTTTGCGGGATATCGACAGCGAGTATGTGAAGCTGGTTCCTGCGGCGCCTGAGTTCGACGAAGAGGGAAATCGTTGTGATAAAGATGACACCCTGGCTTTGGATAACAACGTCGTCATGATGGATACGGCGCTGGCGCTGCATCACGCGATTGCCAAAATCGAGACCCTGACCACGCAGGTCGCGCAGCTACAGTCTGAGGTTCAGACGCTCAAAGCGTAACTGCATCCGGATGTTCAGCAGTAATTATCAATAGGCAAGGCCGCCTTGCCATGAACCCTTCTAAAAACTACTGTATATAAACACAGTAAAATAATAAGGAGGGGTTATGCCATGCAGAATCGATATTGAGGGTGCTTTTCACACAGCCATTAAACACGAGCCCAGCGGGCGCCGCACGGTGACAACTGAGGATTTCGTGAAGAACCTTGTGCGCGCTAACTGGAATTGGTCGCTCAAAGAGGCGAACGACTGGATCGAAAGCCACGTTTCGACCTTTAAAGACATTTCGCCTAACGAGGGACAGGCGCGCACGTTCATGCTCTTCAACCCGAACGGAGGTCTGTAATGGGCTTTCCTTCACCAGCTGCTGATTACGTAGCCCCACGTCTATCTCCCGAAATTATCTGCGGCATAGGCATGGACAGCCGCATCCTCGAAACATCGTCCGGATTTGCTGTTATCGAGCCTGTCACTAGGTTAGTGCAGGGGCAAACTCTGCTGATCCTCTCGGGTGGCCGGACGCAGTTCGTCAAGCTCAGGGGAAGGGCATTAATCACGGATGATGGCGAAGCGATCGAGGGTGAGGCCGCGGAAGAGGTGGAGGTGCTCGGGCGGGTGACGTTCTTCATCAACAGCACAGATGCTGATGACATTCCAGTGTAAGAAGTGGTACACGAGTTGACGGTAGTTAAGGCTCGAGCATTGACAGGGGTTTTACCATCTTTTTACCATCGCCAAATGGTAGGCATAAAAAACCAGCCGTAACAGGCTGGTTTTACTTAGGATTCTCGGTCGGCACGTGAGAATTTGAATCTCCGATCCCTGACACCCCATATCATGAAGTGATATCCGAACTTTGTGGAGTATATAAGCTATTCCACCATTTATTTAATATTGAATGCGCCATATAAATGAAAGTATTTAGATTTATTGGGGCATCTTTGGGAGTCCATGTGCCTCCGAGAGTCGATAGGGCCTTTCCTATTATTGCTGCTTCTGCGATACCATCATACTGAAAAGGAGGAGAACTCATAGGTTCAGGAAATGGTTGACCGGTATGAAGTGCTTTGGAGCGCAGGCCATATATGGTATTAAATATTTTTTTTAATCCGCCTCTAGACCAATCAATTTGCCCGACTGCAGGTCTCACTTCAGGTTCATCTGGTAAAAAATTCAAACAAAAATCTAAGAACTTTTTAGTTACGCCAAATGTACTTGAGAACTCACTTGCAATAATCGGAATCAGTTCGCGATATTTCTCGTTATTAAGATATTCAAACATTTCAGGCTTGGAGTGTTCAAACTTTTCAATAGGAGATTGTTTATTTTCTTCCCATTGCACTGCGGCAGTTTCTAGTGCGGAAACAATCATTAACCAAGCCAAGTTTGGAGAGGATTCACAAATCCAAAGGCTATTTTGAAAATTGCGTGCCGCTTTTATTAGGGAGTTAAACTTATCCTCTTGTAAGTTACCAATATCATTTATTGCATCTAAGGTATTTATGGCAGTATTTTTGCTGACAGTAGGCGCAATAGATGCGCGCCTGTCTTTAGTTAAAATAGGGCATGGAGTTAAGTCTGCTCTCGGTTGGCCAAATTCACTATTATCATAATTAAACGTACGAATAATGCTTCCGCCATGCGCTCTAACGCCAAGCTTTAGACTAACCAGCGCTGCGATTTCATCTGTAAACCAACCACCATGAAAATCATCTGTATATGAATTAGTATCGCTATAAATTGTCTTGTTTATATCTATAAACCAATTTGCTCGAACTGTTATGGAAGGAGAGACTAAATTATCGTGAGGTGGAAGCATATTTAGGAACGAGTAAATTTCTCCGTTTTCGACTTCATCAGTAAAGATGCTATCCGAATAAATAACAAATTCATAAATGGCTATTTTTTTATCTGCTTGTTTCTGAAGTATTGAATTACGATAAGCTAAAAGACTGGCACGCAT